AATCTGCCCACATGATTTGTGGTATTTCGGGCGACCCCGGAACCGGTAAGACCGGACTTGCTTTGGATTGCAGGACAGAAGAAGAAAGAGAAACACATTGGGTTTTTGTGCTAGATTTTGATGAAGGCGCAGAACCTACTTGGAGACAACATTGGTCTTCCGATGATAAGGTGTTTATCTACAACCCCCATGTCTACAAAGACGACATGACAATTGACTATTTGGCTACTGCTGACATGGCCCGTTTCTTTATTGGAATGGTCAAGGAAGCAATTGAAACACAGAAGATTACTTTCGGTGAGGAAGAAATTGAAGTGAAGGCTGTTAAGGCGATTGTCTTTGACGGATTGGACACTTGGCTTGATACCACAAATATGATTGCTCGTTTGAATCACATCAAGGGTAATGACCCACGCCAAGCCGATAAGGTGAAGATGGTCCCGACCCAATGGTTTGCTCGGACACAAGAATACCAAAGGCTGTTTAAAGCCGCTTGTCAATTGGAATGCCACAAATTCTTCATTACACACATGAAGGAAGTCCACGACGGTTTTGAAGTCGTGGGTCAGCGTCCCGATTGGGAGAAGTCTACTACTGCTAAACTTTACCAGCATGTAGTAACTTACCGAGAAGAAAGAAACGGCAAGACTAGCCTTTATGCAAAAGTTACGAAGTCCAAGACTAATGCTGAAAATGAAGGCCAATCCTTTTTGCTCTTTGAAAATTTGAAGGGCAAAGTCACTTGGAATGGTCTTGAAGCCGTCAAGGATAACACACTTTGAGTTTAACTTGAAGTGTGTAGTGTGGTATTATGAATTAGTTTTTATGAAAACAACGGTGGTGAAACACATGAAATTTACAATGAATGGAAAAAGATTGAAAGAAATGATGAACCTTTGTTTGCTCAAGGGTAAATATAATCAAGGGCTTACTAGCACAAAAGGACAGTTAGGGAACTGTGTCAAGATTACCTGTGAGGGCGAAACCCTTTCAGTGGAAAACGGGGACGCTTCTACTTATGTTCGGGTGTATAATCGGGTCCGGAATGTCAAAGTGCCTATCAGCAAGCAATTCGGTTTTGTTAATGCAGACACTCTCTCCAAGTATTTGGTTGATGAAGATTGCACTATCAATTTCGTGGATGGTATCTTGAAGGTTATTACGGGTAATTCTGTTGCAGAAATTCCCACTATTGAACGGCACGAATACGCTCATGTTATTGGAAAGTTTTCTTCCTCCATGCAGGAAGAATATGAGGAGGCTGAAACATACTCCGCTACGGAGAAACTTATCCTGCGAACAAAGGTTTGTCTTGATAAGGATGATTTGTGCAAGTCTCTTAATATGGCCGAGCGGGTAGGTAGTAGTATATATACCTTTAATGCTAACAGCGAAAGTAGCACCTTTTCGGTTGTGTCGGATAAACTCACTGAAACTATTACTACTACGGTTGACTCTTTGGAACCAATTACTAGAGATGCGGTGGCTAGTTTTTCTTTGCCGGTTTCTAAGGCCTTGGAATATTCCAGCGACGACCAAGTAGTTATTTTCTACGATGATGAGATGCCTATTATTTTTCGCACCCAAGATATGATTATTATGCGTGCGCCAAGAATGGGGGAGTGAAAATGGAAAGAGAAATACTTTTGGCTGTTTTGACTGATATGAGACAACGACTACATCAAACTTTGATGTATAACTTAAGTGAGAGAAACACTACACTAGAACAGTTTCTCAAAATGTATGGTGAGAGTAATAGTGGAGTTATTTTATATTTGATTGGGCAGGTAAGATTGCTTGACTCAATTCTAAACATGAATACGGAGGAAGAAGAATGAGCAAACACGAAGATGAAGTGTGCAAAAAAATTCAACAACGAGCAGAAGTTGGTAAAAAGAAATACGGAACAACAATGGAACGAGAGGACCTTTCGGTTCACGAATGGCTTACCCACCTCCAAGAAGAATTGATGGATGCAACTGTATATATTCAACGACTTATGGAGGAGTTTAGGGATATTGAACTCACTATGAAATACGGAAGAGACTTCGCACAAATGATGAGGGATTTGAATGAGTGAAGGCCCTCAATTTAAATTAAACCTTCTAGTGAAAGGTGGCTGGTATTGGCAAAACACAGAAGCCAAAGACCTAAAACAACATATTATCCACTACATTCAAAACCATATGCAGTATGAACTGCGAGAAAACGACATTGAGATTGAAATACTGAGTGATGAAAATGATGATAAACACGATTCAACAGGACAACCAGCACAAGATTAAGTTAAGGTTCCGTAATGATAATGATGAGCGAGTAGAAGAAACTTTTGAATGTCGCCCTTACTTCTATTTACCAATTAATACTAAAATTGGTAGAAGTATTATTGTAAAGGGTAGGCGTATTTCTTTTGTAAGGGTGAACACCCAGCAAAGAAACTTGGAAGGAACACCTCTTGCAAAGTATTACTACGAGAACCCATATGACAGATACAATATTATGCAGGAAATCCACAAAACCGAGAGAACCTATCAAGGTGATGTGGATGCGGCTAGGCTTTGGTGCATTGATTCGGGCTATGAGATTCCCGAATATAATTTGCGTAAGTGGTATTTTGATATTGAAACCCAAGTGGGTGGAGAACACCACGGCAAAATTACGGTGCTGAGTATTTATGATAACTACACACAAAAGGCTACTGTTATGACTTGGTTTCCCGAAGATGTAAATATTAATCAAGAATATGCCACTAGTTATAAAGAAAAGGGGTGGCTTGAAGTATACGACAATGAAACTGATATGCTTTATGCCTTCATCCGATTGATGCAAGAAGAAGACCCCGACATGATTATCGGTTGGTATTTACTTGGTTTTGACATACCAAAGGTTATTTCTCGTATGTGTGAATTGAATATCAACCCAACGCTGATGTCCCCCTATGGAGAAATCAAAAATGTTTCAAGGCGTTATGCTGGCGGAGAACCTGTTGGTTGGAATCTCAAAGTAGAAAACTATCACAATAGCGGTCAGCCAATTAAGGGTCGTTTGACATTTTGCCTAATGGATAGATTTGAGCGTTTGTGGACCGATTCACAAATGGGGACTCTACCTTCACTAAAGTTGGACGACTGTTCTAAGTTGGTTCTTGAGAATGACGGTAAGGTTGTTTCTTCAAAGTTTCAAGACAACGAGTTTTACGAAAGGGCTTGGCTTGAAGATACGGACACTTACTTGGAATACGCACGAATAGATGTAAAATTGTGTGTGGACATTGATGAAAAACTCAATGTTAGTGAGAACCAATTAGCCCTACAACGCTTGATTGGTTGCCCGTTTGAAAACACATACCACAATTCACAGATGGCTGGTGTATATTTTATGAAGAAGGCTAATTGGATTCCACCCACTGGTTTGAAAGGTTCAAAGGAAAACTTTGAGGCCGCTTTCGTTATGGACCCCCAAGAAGAAGAAACCTTTGGACAACATGAGAGTGTGGCTATTTTTGACTTCAAGTCTCTATACCCCTCTATGATGGCTTCAATGAATATCTCTTGGGAGACAAAGACTGATGACGGGTATGCCGTTTGGTGGGAAACACCAAAGAATCTACAACCGTATTCGGGTCGTCCCAATATTCATTTTAGTAGGAATAGTGAAGGTGTATTGCCTCAAGCGGTTAAGGAATTGATGGAGATGCGAGATTCTTACAAAAAACTACGCTCACAGGCGACGACTGATGAAGAGTATCAAAAGTGGGATTCAGCACAGATGGCTACTAAGCGTGTAGTCAATGCTTTTTACGGTATTCTAGCGAAGGACGGCTACGGATGGGGAGACATGGAAATGGCTAAATCAATTACGGCTTCGGCTCGTAGGGCCATGAGGATGACAGCGTTTAAGGCCCAAGACTTGGGCTACGAAGTTATCTACGGTCACACGGATTCCGTCTTCATTAAAGTTCAAGATGTCGAAGACGCACTAGAACTGCGTGAGAAACTCAACGATTATATTTCTAAGGAGGTTTTTCGTGAACCTGTTGAGTTAGAATTTGAGAAGTTTGCTTCTAAGTTTTTCCTATCCAAGAAAAAGAACCGTTATTGTGGGTGGCTTTCTTGGAAAGATGGTCGCTTTTTAGAAGAGGACAAATTCTTCGTGATGGGCTTTGAAATGAAGAAGAGTAATGAGACTCCGGTAGCAAAGGAGTTCCAAGAAAACCTTTTAAAGAAGGTCTCCCTGTTTGAAGGTAAGAACGAAATAGTGGACTACTGCAACGAGTGGTATAAGAACATCGTAAAAGGGAAGGTGGACATAAGTAGACTAGTGAAGAGAAGCCGCTTGCGTAAGCCTCTTGATGAGTATAAGATGGTTGCAGGGGGAACCGCAGGTATTCTGTATTATAATCAACAGAATATCGGTAACAGAATTACTAAAGGAGACTCCTACTATTACTACAAAATGAACAACACTAACCTAGATGAGAAGTGCTACCTTTGGAAAGGTGAATCCAAATCAGCAGAATACTTAGCGTTTAGAAGCGTGAACGAAATGCACCTTAGCGAAACTTATCAGCCCGATTGGGAATTTATCGCTGAGGCTGAAATTATCAAGAAGTCGGCCCTAGTGTTTGAAAGCATGGGTTGGCCCCTTACGCTATACAGAAAAGATGTTAACCAAAAAAGATTGGAGGATTGGTGGTAGAATGGGTAAGAAGAAAGGAACTTATATTAAAAGTATGAAAATATTACATGAGAGAATAAACAACAAAAAAGAAGAGATTGAACAATTAGAGCAGGAATTACTTGTTATCTATAAGAAAGAAAAACAGTTTTGGGTGAAAGATAATACTTGCACTATTTGTGGGTGTGAGGGAGAAAAGACAGAATGGCATCACATTATTTCTCAGCATAGGTGTAGAGAACTCGGGAAGGAGTATCTAATATATGCAAGAAGTAATGTGGTTGAGGTGTGTAAGCCCTGCCACGACGAAACTACTGCCTCCCTACGGAGGAAGGTTATGGAGTCGCCCACGAAATCGGTTAAGAATGTTGATGGTCCACCCACCGACAGACAACTTGAATATATTAGAAAATTGGGTGGGGAGTCAAGAATATACGAAGGTATTACTAGACAGGAAGCATCAAGATTAATAGACACATTAAAGGAGGAAGGACAATGAGCGAATATGTAGAAGAATGGACGGAGAGAGATTTAGACAATGGGTTCACATATCAGTGGAATCCCGATAACCCAAATAGCCCGATGTTAAAGATTACAAAGTCTTCATTGGGAACATACGGGTTTTGTCGGGCTTCTTACATTATGTCATATGACCCATTCGGAGAAGGTAAGGTTAGTCAACCAGCAAACGAAGCCATGATTCGTGGGACTATTGTTCACGATGCACAGGAAGAGTTTTGGAAGTCCGTTGACACGGAAGAGATGATGAATTATATTGACGACCCAAACAAACTAGTTAAGTCGTTTATGTCCCTCTATCCGGAAACGGAAGATGATACAACACTTTCCCTTTACAAAGGAATGGCCTCTTGGTCTGCTGAGAGGTTCATTGATTGTGTCAAAGACGGAACAGTAGAATTCTTTAAACCGATTGGTAATGAAATTAGACTGAATGCTAAGTTTGAACTGAACGGTATCGTGGTCCACTTGCAGGGAATCATTGACCGACTATTTGTTCACGAGGGAACATATGTCCCACTTGAATTAAAGACGGGTGTTTGGAAAGATAGTAAGGCTACACACATGAGAAAGGAAATGGCCTTCTACAAACTACTTTACGACAACGCTACTGACGAAGATAAAATCGCCGCAGGTCTTGACCCATCAATGGAGTTTGGATATTGGGGTTGGTTCTTCCCTGCTAGCAATTACATTTTCCTTGAACCTGTTAAGACCCGAACGGAACAATCGGTGTTAAACGCCATGCAAAAACTGGTGGACTCCTACATGATTAAAGAGTTCCCGTTTGATGACTTTTATAAGAAGTGTAGAAAATGCGGTTTGTTTTCTGTTTGTGAAAAAGGAGAAGGGGGTATTAGTTATGACTGGTGAAGAAGAAAGAAAAATAATTGAAAAAGTAAAGAATGAATTAATTGCAAAGGTGCTTATGTTTGGATGGACTGTTAAGGATATTTATAACATAGAAAAAACACTAGAAGGTATAATTCAAAGAGAGGGTTATACCCTTGATATTATGGTTAATTTTGTGAGTAAGGAACTTAAACAAGAAATTCAAGACTCTTTCTACAACTTCCACATTGAACATTTAACGCAATTGATTGTGGGTGATTTAGATTCAGCCAAAATTGAAATGAATATTAAGCCGGTTGTCCTTCCGGAGAAAAAGGAGAAAGAAAAAGAAAAAGAAATCCTCCCATCTAAGGAGGAATTGCTTGAGCAAATCAAGAAGGACACAAAAAAAGTATGAGGTGAAAGAATGTATTTCCCAAGAGAGATGTGGGCAGGAAGCCCATTTATGAATGCTAGACAACCGAAAAGAGAAGTGGTTGATAATGAAGAAGAGTTTCTAGAGTTCGTGAACGACTACAACGGAAAGATGAATGTTTATACATCTGTGTATAACTATGAGGAGTTTTCAATCAATCGTGGTTTAGAACACTCCGTTGTGATTGACAGAATCTTTCTAGATATTGATGCACACGGAAACGACTCCTTAGAGGAGGCGTATGAGAACCTTAGAAGTTTGCACGCTTGGTTGATAAAGAGAAATCTCAAGCATCGGATGGCTTTCAGTGGACGGGGCTTTTACATCTTCGTTTATGGTAAGAGGACATCCGACCTTAGACGGGTTAAGGCTTTCTTCAATATTTGTCATGATGTAATTAATAAATCTCCTCTACTTGACCATCGGGTTATCAATACGACCCGACTACGCAGGGTGCAGAATACTTACCACATTGGGGCTAAGAGGTTTTCTATTCCACTAAAGCAACCCGACTTGAAGCATGACTTGGAATATATACTCCGACTGAGTAAGAAGCCACGAGCAGGAAAGGAAGAATATTATGGTGACCTTCTGCTTGATTGGCCCCAAGTAAAAGAAATTGAAGCGGCGGGCATTGAGATTGAAGGTGTGGAAACGCCCGCTACCTTGCCGGTCATTCCATGTTTGGCTTCGGCTAACTTGGTTCAAAACCCCTTACACGAGGCTAGGTATCTTCTCGTTCAATGGTATAACGAGATTATTTCCGATATGGTTTTGATTGAGCGTGGTATTGAAGGAAGCCCAAGGGACCTACAAGGTGATGTGTTAAAGGATATTACAAACATCATTTGTTCGGAGATTGAACAGATTGCTAGCGAGGAAGATGTGTGGATTGACTACAACCCAACCACCACTAGGAAGTTTGTAAATTATGTAGTGAACAAGCGATTTATGTCTGCTTCGTGTTCTACGCTAATTGACAAAGGAATGTGTGTTGGAAAGTGTTGGAGGTATGGTGAATGATAATTGATAGTAGAGAAAACTCCCGCCTTTCTAATCATGTAATAATGCTTGCAGGAAAGGCTAGAGTCAAGGTAGAAAGACTGTTTATTGAGGTGGGCGACTACATCAGTGATAGTATTTGTATTGAGGCAAAATCGGTTAGCGACTTCTACTACTCAGTGAAGGAAAAAAGAATGTTTAATCAAATTAGCAATATGGAAGATAACTACGAAAAGTGTATCATTGTGATTCACGGCAAAATTTCCGAGTTAGGTAGCCACTTAAATGTTAGTCAAGATGTGTTAGTGAAAATGAAAAGGAGAATGCTGGGTGCTATGTCAGCAATTAACCTTTCAACTAAGACTAGTGTGCTTTGGGTTCCCTCTTATAGAGATGCGGCTGAGTTTATTGTCGCTTCTTTCTACAATGAGGATAAAGAAGTTAACTTAACAAAGATGCTACCAAAGAAAAAGAGGGCAGACGATGTAAGGATTGATATTTTGACTCAAATCAAGGGAATTACCCAAGAAAAGGCCAAAATATTACTAGAAAACTTCGGTTCAGTAGCAAATATAGCAAAAAGTGAGTTGAAAGAACTCACAAAGATAGAAAAAATAGGAAAAATAACAGCAACTAACATTTTAGAAGCATTAAATGGAGAAAAGGAGGTATCATATTGACAGATATAGAAGAATTGGACGAATGGGCGTATTATGACGCCATTAACGAGTTAACAAAAGAGGTGAGGGAAGCAATTGAACTTAGAGAGGTTACCTCTTTGCCTAAAGTGGTGTTAGATTGGACAGAAGCGGTTAAAGAATACTCAATGTATAATGATTATCCAGCGCAGATGTCTTTTTTCGTTATTCTTGGGCAGATTTTGAAAGACACGGTTAGGATTAGAGCCGCAGGCGCACCACTTGACCCCCGGATTCACTTTTGTTGGATTCAAACGGCAAGAAGTGGTAAGACTACGATGTGGGATTTTCTATCCCCTACTTGGAATAATATCTTTGACTTAGTGAATAGGTTTCCCGAGACTAGAGAATATGAAAGAATTTGGGAACGCCAGCAGGGTAGGAGACAGGATGAAAGAGCCTTTACCGTTAACAATCCTGATGCCTTTACAGACCAAGCCCTGTTAGGAACAATCAAGACGGGGCAACCTAACCCCGATTACAGTAGGGCAGAAGCGGCTCAAGCGGCTCAAGACAACGAAGTTTATGACATTCCGGCGGAAATTGATATTACTAGATATGGTGCGTTGCATGGCTCGGGTATTATTGCTTTTGACGAGTTTGAACACTCGGGTATCTTCAAGGAATCAAAGCACAAGCAAGATGTTGTGATGATGTTTCAAAAGTTTATGAACAAGTTAGACTCCGATACACACCTAATCAAGAAACGCTTGACCGATTGGGAAACGGAACTAGTGGTTGATTGCCAGCGTTCTTTGTGGGCTACCACTCTACCCCCTCAAGGTATTGAGATGGTCATTCTAACAAAGGGTGTTTTTCAAAGAATGTGGCTTTACATTAGAGATATTCCCGATTCCCTCAAGGACCGCATGGAAGATATGTATTTGGAAAGACTTTACGGCGACTACGACGACAGCGCAAGAGAACAAAAGCCCCAAGAGATGGCTGATGTTCTTTACGACATATATATTTGGGTTCAAGAAAGACTCAAAGAAGTGGAAGGAAATAAAATTGAAGTCTGTCCTCTATCAAAGGACGCTCACAACCGTATTAAAATTGAGGTAAAAAGAATGAGAACCTACACCAATGGGTTTCAAGGTGTAATGAAAGAGGCATTAAACTCCTTTAGAATGAATCTAATCAACAACATTACAATCGCTTCTACCCTTTGTGCTATCGCAGAAAAGTCTCCTGTTGTGACGGCTAAACATGTAGAACAGGGTATGTTGCTTTCTACAAAATCCTACGACTCAATCACTGAATGGTTTAGTGGGAGGCTAAAGCAAAAAGGTGGTCTAAAGAGCGGTGTGAACGAAACTCAAATTACAGGTATCTATGACACGTTTTTGAAGAAAACTTCTGCGCCTAACAGCGAAGAGGGTTGGGTTTCAAAGACCGCCCTAATCAAATACTACATGGACACTACAAAGAAAGCAAGGGCAACATTTTATAGACTATGGAATAGCACAGACCATTTGTTTGAGGAAAGAAAAATCAACCGGACGGTTTATATTAGGAGGACTGAAAGTGAATAAAGATAGAATAATGGCAATTAGGTCTTATTTTAGTAATGAGTGGATTAATAAAGAAGATGTAGTAGATATTCTAATGGCTTTTATAAGTGAAGAACATTTAAATAGTCTCTCTAATTTAATTTCAAGTGGGTATTCATTAGAAGAAATTAAAGACATGGAGGTATATAAATGAGTAAAGTATTAGCAATTGACATAGAAACAGGAAATAGTGCGGCAGACATTGGTGGTTGGGGTAATACCCATATGTGGGACATCACCTGCGTTACAACATGGGACGGAAGTGAAGCAAGAGCCTATGTGGATAAGCCGGTAGAAATTGACGGGGTGTTAGTAAAGTCCCTTAGAAGTCTAAAGTATGACTTGGACCAGCATTTTGATGAAGGTGGCCTACTACTAGGACACAACATTATTAGTTTTGACCTACCAGCCCTTCGGGATTCAATGGACATTTTTATCGCAAAGAAGTTCTTGGATAATAGGGAGGCTAGGTGCATTGACACCAGCCGAATTATGAATAAGTATTCCAACGGATTTCATGTCTCGTTGGATAATCTAGCAAAATGTAATTTAGGGACGCAGAAATCTGCCGATGGTTTAACCGCTGTAAGGTGGTGGTCGGAAGGCCGCTATGAAGATGTAGTAAAATATTGTGTGTTAGACTCTAAAATATCTTACGATGTTTGGCAAAAGGGTCGTGTTGAAAAACAAATTGAGTATTACAACGAGGATGAAAATAACTTCATCAAGGTTGATATTGAGTGGTAATTAAATTGGGTCGGGGTTCCTCTTCGGAGGGCCTCGGCCCTTTTTTCACGCCTTTTTTAAGGACCAAAAATTAAGGTTTAAACCTTATTTTGAGGCTCTATAAAAATTATTCTTTTTTCTTGAAAACTGCCTTCCCGTCTTTAACGAGTTGAATTTTGGCTCGGCGTTCTTCGGCATCCATCATGTGCTTGTGTTCCTGTGCTTTGAGAGCCATTTCTCTATCAAGGGCGGCTCTTTGTTCCATAACACGAGTTTGAGATTCTATAATAGAAGGATGAAGTTCGGTTTCAGTTTGTTGCTCCTGCTTCCATAACTCAAGCATGGTTGCAAAGGCTGGTTGAGCGGTTCCACCAATAATAGCAATAAGAGCAATAAATCCTTCAATATTTTCAAGGACAACTTCGGGCTTGGCAATACCCATAGCGACTACTGCACCGGAAGCGGCTAACCAAAGATAAACTGCTGGTAAAGCCGTCCACTTAATCATCCTGTCATTAACGCTGTCTTTATCTCCTTGTTTAGCCATTTTAATCCAACCCTGTTCCTACCCTGTAATCCATGTAGTGTTTTATATCTTCGTTGTAATCTTCCATTTTTTCGTGATGCCATCCCATTAAATAGTTAAGAAATTTATTTCCAGCCGTGTCAGCAAAAATTCCTAGTTTTTTAATCATAGCGTCCTTGACATCTCTAACAGTAATTTTACCATCCACTGTTTCCATATACTTGTCAATTTCTTTTCTTGTTCTAGCGTTAGGAACCACCGACTTTGCTTTTAGAATACTAAACCACACCTTACATCACCTGTATTCCTGTGAAGGCGGCAATTAAAAATACCACTACTCCTCCCAAAACTTTTTTGATTAAGTTCATATCGGATTCAATATGGCTTAAGTGGTTATTTTTAATTACGGAAACATCCTGTTTAATTTCTGTAACCTCACCAACAAGCCAATTTAATTTCCCCTCGGTGTCTCTTGAGAGGACTTCATCAATATCGCTTGCAGACATGGTGCTACCTATTTATTGAGTTGTCAAATAACTA